TAAAGAAAGTCTGTGCTGTCAGCCACGAATAAAGCACTAAACCCATTACGATATCGTCGTTGTTACCCTCTTCAGCAGCATAGGTGTCTCTTGTTCGGACAAAAGTATTCAGTTCTGCGATGGTGTCAAAGTCGTTAATAATGAGTTTGTCGTTCTCAATTAACGTTTTGAGATTAGCACAACCAATTTTCTTGACTGATTTTGTCGTCTTTACACCAAAAGCAATCGAGCGTTTAAAGCCAGCAGAGATGCTCTGACCTTTGATATGATGATGCTCTAACTTGTAGATGTTTTCATATTCTAGATCATAATGCAAAATATCTACTACTTGTTGACCCACATTGTTTGTCTCAATCAGCACGTAAGCCTGATTATAACGATTGGCTAGAGCGTAAATTACTGTAGGTAAAAACAATAGCGGCAACTTATTGTTGCGATATCTTGCAACTTGTTTGTACGGTGCTTCAGTAGCATCAATAACGTTGATTGTGTGATAGTCTAAGCCGACACCTTCAGCACAGTCTACGGTAGCAATGTATATACGTCCTGGGCGTGGGTCTTCATACACAAATAAATTCCCATCATCTTCAATTCGCATTGGGTCATGGAAAGCAAGTGAACGAAGTTTTGCGCCAGAAATAAGTGTCGCCGAAGAACCAATAAACTCTGTCTCGAATTCTTGACGAAACTGTTCTTCAGAAGTGTTTCGTATTGTTTCTTCTTTCCACTTCTCATCACGACCAGGTACCATTGACCAGTGAATCTCAAGTGTCTTGTACAACGAACGACCTTCAATCGCATCCATCCACATCTTGTAAAACAGATTCAGACCGTTTGGTGTGGAAACAATGATTACTTTAGATGTTTTACCAGACGAAATAACAGGGTAAGTAGAAGTAAAAAAGTCTACAGCCATGTTGTGTGGCACGAACGCAAATTCATCAAGGAAGATTAAATTATATGTACCACCCCGAACACCGGCTGCTGATGTTGCATATGCATAAATCTTTGAGCCGTTTTCTAATTCAATCGAACGTTTGTTCCAATTGATGATACCTTGCTGAAGCCACATGGGTAGATACTCATATGCTTTCTGTATCTTGGCAAGAATGTCTTGTGCAAGTTGAAGTTTGTTGGCAAGAATACCAATTACAAACTCTTCATTGAACAATGCAGACCACAACATGTAGCCAACAGTCGTGGTTGTTTTACCAACCTGTCGTGGCATCTTTGCAATAACAAAGCGATTGTTATGAAATTGTGTGACCATATCTTCTTGAAATGACCACATATCAAATGGTACAAGACCTTTATCTACGTTGACAATCTTAACGTAGGTTTTAATAAAGTATACTGGATCTTCAGAACACTTTACAATTTCTTTTAATTGCTCTTCAGTATAGGATAATTCAACACCGACTCGTTTGAGCCTGGAATTTCCGAGATAGCCGTCATCCATTTTTCATTTTACTCATAGCCAATTTTGTTGCCTCAGATATTCGTTTTTTCTGTTCGTCTGTTCTTTTCTTGCCTTTATTTGAAACAGAGATTTTTTGTTTTACTTCTTCAGAAAAAGCAGAACGTTTTTGTTTTTTTGCAGATTCAGATAATTTTTTTCGATGTTCTTCGGTAAAAGATTTTCTTTTTTTACCTTTCCATACCAGACTCAACTTTTCTTTTGTTTCGTCCGAAATGATTCTGGTTTTACTCAGTTCACCTAAAAACGATTTGGTTTTTTCAGTGTGTTTATAACCAGAAACTCCTTCACCACCGTCAGTTAGATTTGCTAATTTCATATTCATCTTACGATACTTGTCTATTAGTTCAACCTCAACTAACAAAGCAAGTTCTTCATCTAAATTATCAAAAATGATTTCTGATGAAAAGCCGCATTTATTGACAATATTATGCCAATAATTATTTCGGTTAGATGTTTCTACGTGACGGTAATCACAACCTTTACCAACATAAAAAATAGTATTTTCATCTAATCTTCTATGTTGATAAACATAAAACTTATCCATAATTTAGCGTGTAAAACTCTTAAGCATCCAACCATGTTTTTGATGAGCATCTAAAATGTCTTGTAAGAAGTTGCCTACCGCAGGTTCGTCTGCTGCGTCTGCAAGTGCAATACCGGTACGCAATTCCATAATGTACTTGTCGTTATCTTGAGCAAGTTCAGACATCATTACGATTGGTGCAGGTATTGCTATGTTAAAAACGATCTTTGACAGTTCACTCATTCTTGCAAGAGTTGTTGGTGCATAAGAATTCAATGCACGAATATGTTCTGCGATTGAATCAGTTTGGTCAAACACCGAATCATAAAAGTCTCCTAAGAAACCATGATACTGTGCAAAGTCTGGACCTTCTACATTCCAATGAAAAGTGTGTGCCTTAAAATACAAAGCAAAGTTTGTACCTAAGATAACTTTCATTTGTTCGATTAATTGTTCCATGATTTTATTTATTCCCTTTAATCATTTTGAGTAATTCGTTAGTGGAGCCAACAAAGACGGCTTTGTCTATGTTGACTCCTTTACTAGTTTCAGATTGAGGTGCAAGCTCTTTTTTTCTTTTCTGTAACTCTAGTAAATCTTTATTCATCTCAGCCAGACTTTTCATCATTGTGGCTAAGACTTCGTATGCTCTTGGTGATTCTGATTGATTTGCGACAGATGCAAGTTCAGTTAATGCTTTGTTGCCGTTACTAATTAGTTCACGCATATTGGTACGTGCAAACTCAGCGTCAGCATCAATCTGATTGGTATTATCCTCAATCACAACAGGCAAAGTTTCTATTGTCTTTTCTTCGATGGGTTCGACATCAAAAATTTCAGATAAGTTTTTGTTTAGTTTTTTCATGATAATGTATCAGGCCATTCTATAATTGTTTCAATAAAACCAAAGCTAGAATTTGGTAATGCTGATGTTGGACTAGGCTCAGTAATCACAGCCGCAGCGTTAATTGAATTGCCATCAAGTGTAGCTACGTTATATTTTGCACCAGAGTAATCGCCCGTAAGTGTATACCCAGGCTTAACGTAATCATTACCTCCAGTAATTACAAGAGTGCCAAGTGCAGTATTGCTGAAATACTCTACTGTACCAAAGAAGCCGTTTGCAGAGTCACGAATCGTTTCACCTGTAGTGAACACGTTATTACCATTTGCATAGTCAACATAAACTTTTTGCAACTGTTTAGATGTAAGGTCAATGTTGAGGTTGGTATTGGCTGCATTAATAATTTTGCCAGACTTGACTGGTGGCCAGATGAAACTCTTAGCAGTAAAAGTTAAATCCCAAATGATGATTCTTGTGGTACCGTCAGACATACCACCTTCGTACTCAACTGTAGATGCAACAGAATTCAATATGATAGGCACAGTGTATTTTTGACCCATTTGTGGAATAAAATCTACAACCACGCTGAAATCTGGAGTAAAGAATGGTAGAATTTGTTCTAGTATTTGTGTACCATCTTCAGTGTTGCGGACATAAATCGATAAACTGAATTCATAGTTGTATGGTACAGGAACAAACTGTGTGTTGACACCTGTGTTTGTTGCACCAGCAAAATTCTGTAGTGTTGAAATTTGTTTACGACTTACATCATACTCAAGACTGTCAAGATTAAATGACATTCTTGGTATTACAGAGTTAACTGATTTGACCAAGTTTGGATCAGAAGTAATCTGTGTCAGATATCTTTCTTTTGGTCCATATGATAATGGTACTTTTAGTTTTTCTTTTGGTGCGCCTGCTTGTGTATAACGAACGATTTCGAGATCATTAAACATCGTACCAAACACAACGACCATCTTACGAATGGTGCGGTGATAGAACTGTGCATTACCTAACATTACGGTTCTCCAAACGGATTAACTTCCGTAAAGTCGATGATGTTATCGCTGGCTGCTTCGATTCGAGCATTGTCAATAATATCTTCGAATGCTGTATTTTGAACTGGAGCATCAGACGCTAGTGTGACTGTCCATTGTGCGGAACTTGTATTACCTTTTACGTTAGCTGATGCGGTAAAATCACCCTGCATACGATAAACATCGATGTATGCATTTGGTTGAAAATCATATACTAATGCTTGTGCTGTAGCCGAAGAAAGATTAGAACCTTGATAAACTATTTCATCGTTTAAGAATTTGCCTGATCCGGCACCTAAAGAAATTCTAAGTTTTGGATAATAATTTCGAATATTGCTGTCGATTTCCGTAACGCCTGTTTCGATAATCTCACTTGAAAAATAAAACTGTTTCATCTTCAATGCGTACACATATACATTGCCACCACGGCCACGACCCAATGTATAGAACATGGCTTGATCGTTCTCTGATTCTACACTGGTAATCTCAAAGAAACTTGTGGTCATCGGTATGTAGATCAAGTCACCCTCAAGAGGTCTTGTTAAACCGTTGACCGCATATCTAAATCTTAGCCTTGAAACAAGCAATGTTGCTTCATCACGAATTTCTAATCCAAACTTAGATATAAAGTCTTGTTCACCATCAAAACCGTTTACATTTTCTAGATACATTTCAATTGGATGTGCAGTGCGATATTCTTTTAGAACATCTTCACCAAATAGATAATCTACTTGATCACGTGTTGTACGTGGCAAATAATAAACATCCAAGCCATAGATTTTTAATGCTTCGATAACAAGATTTTCGACAAGCAGTTGCTCGGGAGTGATAACATTGCCACCCCCAAGTCTGCTTGGAAAATTATTGAAGTAAAAGTTAGTTGACATTAGCCTGTAAAGATTTCTGACGGCAGTGAACCCATCATGTAAATCTGTTCTTCCATTTCTTTGATTTCTTCTGACGCTTCATCATAAATCTTCTGACCATTCAGTGTAACACCACCTGGCATTTGGATGCCCTCAAACTTTTTGAGATTGTTGCCCCACTGCTGTTTAATTTTTGCTGTGGCTAATTGCTTCAGAAAACGATCATTCCACACATCAGTCGTACCTTCAATTTGAATAGCAGAATTATTATGAGTTAATGTTGGTGGTCCAACTAGTGTCAGACTTGTGGGTGACTCAATGTTGCCAACTTGTTTCGATTCTGTACCGATTGTGATAAAATCAAACGGAACAATTTCTTGATCAAATTTTGTACCATATCCTGTAATTGTATTTGATGATGGTGAACCCGTAACTGTACCTGTCAATACAACTGTTTCTGGTCGAATTGTACGATAGCATTCAACTACAACCCAATCGCCAGGATGAACATCTCTTGACCAATCGATGTCTAAGAATACTTTATTCTGATGACGATTAAATCTAAATTGTGGTGTGCCAGAGAATAATAGATTCAGGGTACGTAAATGTTGCATCGTGATTTCATATGACACATACGATACCGATGTAAAGTCATACAAATCATGTAGACGTAATTGATATCGCAAGTCAAACATATTAATCGATGCGTTTGACTGATCAAATGGAAAAATACCTGTAACAAATTGTACCGCATCTGGGCAATAAATCCACTGGCGATCAATATCTGCCTGAGTAATTTGATGCTTCATAAACAATTTCTCTGTACCATCATAATGATAGTCACGCCAGAAATTTAAAGCATCATCAATACGATCATCGACTTGATCATCATCAACGTTGATTTCAATGACTGGCCAGCCAAGTCGGCGTAAGCAGTATTCTTTGAACTGTTGTCTTGTGTTTATAGTTGCCATAGTTGTTTATTTATTTTAAGTCCATTTGAGAATAACAATACCACTACCTCCAGAACCTCCATAACATGGTGCTCCCGATCCACCGCCACCGCCGCCTCCACCACCACCAAATGAGACTGTGCCATTTGCACCAAAACTATTAGCGGGTCCGCCATCTCCACCACCACCGGGA